ATACACGTATCCGCGTTGTTTACATTAGCAAGTGTAGGTGTACCATCAAAAGAACCTCCTGTATAATTTGCGTTTGTAACAACCCAATGAGTAAAGCCTGAGCTATCAGTTGCTGTAAAGTCTATTACTTTATTAGCTACTAAATCTGCAACACTTGTGGACTTAGTTACATTGAAGTTTTTTACAACACTTGAATTTCTACAAGCTGTTACAGTTATTGCTTGAACAGCAGAATTAGTACTACATACTATTGCCGTGTTTGGTATTCCAAATTCGTTTATAAATCTATATTTATTATTACTTCCGTCAGTTGAATTAGAATATGTACCTTGCTGAAAATTATTTATGTTTCCTTGAATATCTGTAAAAAATTGTGTTACATTATCAAAAGTAGCATCATTACCAAATATAGTTCTTGTTGTGCTAGATGCAGTACAAGCCGCTTGGGCAACCTCTGTTCCTGACTGGAACCTAGCTGTATACGATGTTCTAGCCGACCATACAATATTTACAACAGAAGAATCCGTGGTTCCATTTACTTGACATTTATAATAAATAGTGTCTGCTGTAGTTTCCGTTGTGGTTAAAGTACTGCTTGTTGCGCCTGCTATTTCACTTAAACTATTACTAGCCGTTCCTTTAAACCATTTAAAAGTATTTACTGTACCTGTTGTAGTAGCAGATAAAGTAACATTATCATGTGTAAATGCTGTAGTGGGAGCTTGCACAACCACTGTTGATGATTGTGGTGCATTTATAGTGGCTCTTGTTCCAACACATAAACCGCTTATAACTCTTGCGGTTATAGTCGCTCCTTCATTCATTGTTGTTGTATGCCCTGCGGCTAATTCACTTTTAGTTACTGTACCATCACCTATAGTACCTGAGCTTACAGTTAAAATAAGATTATCACTATTTGTATAACTTGATCCAAATGTACCTGTTATAGTACAACCATTATTTGAATAACTACCAACTGCTAATGTTAAACCACAATCCAACGTTGTAGTTGTGGTAGTTGTGCTTGTAGTTGTGGTAGTTGTGCTTGTAGTTGTGGTTGTAGTAGTTGTAAATGGCACTCCACTGTGATTAGCTATATTACCCAGCCCTTGTATTGAAAAGTTTTTTAGTTTTGAATCTAATTCAGTACCGGATAATGTATTTAATTCTTCTTCAGTTCCAGATATATTAGCAAAATATTTACCTTCTTTTTTAGTAAAATTAATAATTTCACCAGTTTGTTGATCAGTTGTTATTACATCAATACCATTTAGTTTTGATAGCCACCCTGTAGTTCCTTCATATGAAATAGTTTGAAAGTTTTTTATTGTTGAAGGGTCTTGATTAAATATAAATTTTAATCCAGAAGTATGTTGTATACCATAAAAATTATTTCTATTAACCTCTGCGGCATGGTGCTGATAAAGCTCACCAGCTGAACATGTATAATATTTACCATTTACTGATATTCCTGTATCAGGTAAAAAAGATAATCTTGAAATCCAGCCGTCTACATCTTCTTTAAAAGCTAAACTACTTAATACTGCAGGTATAGTTAGTATATACTGTTGAGAATAAACATCAAATGAACCAACTATTTGTTCTGTTTCTGCAATTAAATTTTCTCTAAAATACGATGTCATACCTTTAGCAGAAATAACAGTTAATCCGTCTTGTGTTAATCTTAAAACACTTCCTCTTGATTTATCCGTAAAATATGCTCTGTATCCATGAGAAGCAAATGATTCTGGATTTTTAGATATTCCATATTCGCCTTTATAAGCTATAGCCTGCCCTAATACATTTTGGTTAGATGTTAAATTTACATTTCCATCCGAATTGAATAAAGCGTCTTTATTAGCTAATACTCTTAATATTTTATCTTCACATAAAGCTATTATATCTGTATTTCTTGTGTGAAGCTTTTGAATACTACCATATTCAGGATTTATTTCTTTTGTAATTTTTAAACCAGGATTAAATTCATTTAATTTATTTACATCTGATTCAGAATTAAAAATACCAGAAAATATTAAACTGTTTTTTTGATGTCTTTCAGTATATTCATCAGTTATAGTTGTAGATAATTTTACACCATTTTCTAAAAATTGTCCAGTAAAAGTATCTTTAATTCTATTACTTTCAGTTCCATCCGCACCCATAAAAGCATTTGTAAAAGATAATTTCTGTGTTTGGTTTATTCCGCTAATTGCGTAGTCACCATAATTTTTTATTGGGAATGATTCAGCTGTTTCATAATATACATCTAATGAATCAAGTTCTTTAGGTATTACTTCAAACTGGCAGGTATGTCAACATTAATACCTATATCAAAAGCGCTACCCACAGAATTTGTAGCGGCAGTGCTACTGTAACAAATATAAAATTCAGTAGGCCTCCCAGCACCGTCATGCTTATAATATACATTTTCCACTACATTCGTAACTAAATCAATATGATCAATACCAGATAAATCTGGGCTGGACGTAGATATAGCGTATCCATCAGCATCGTTATTACTACATATATTATTTTGATTCATTGTGTCGCTAAATGTAGAAGTAACTGTTGCACTTTGAGGATATAATATTTCGTATATAGACCCTCCATAAAAATAAAAATCGTGAATCATAAATTCATTACCAAACTGCTCTGCATAAGATCCAAGCGATAACCCATTTGATTCTATATCAGCTGATGTTTCAGCAAGAGCTGTTTTGTATATTTTAGAAAATTTGGATGATGGTATTGAATTATCACTGCCGGCAATTCCTTGTGCTGCAGTAAGATTACTTTTAAGTGCTGTATTGTTTTTAACTTTTATAAAAAAGCTATCATCATACCTTGCTCCACCTGCCATATTTTGAGGCCTTGTTTCTGAAAGATCTAATACTTTAAAAGTATAATCATCAGGACCTTCACCTAGTACCTTGCCGTAATCAACTGGATGAGTTGTATTAAGAGGCTTTTTTAATATTATTGAATCGCTTTTTTGAACTTTATCTATTTCAAAACTAGGTATTACAAGCCAAGCTGTATCACCCCCGTCTTCTGTATTTTCTTCTACACCTGATGCAACAAGATTATAAGCCTGCCCTTTATTTTCTTTAATAAAATATTTAAATCTTTTAATTCTATTTAAATCAAAAATTATTCTTGCCTCAGCCGCAGGCGCGGATGTAAAAGTAACAGTCCCTGTAGAAGCATTATAATCATAATCATTATTAGCGCTAGAAGTTTTAGGTATTTTAGGTGTATCCATATCATCTACATATACCGCAAAATCATTAATAGTTTTAGGTTTATTAGGAAACTTTAAAGGAAAATCTTTTCTTGATCCATTACCACTATATTCATCCTCTCCATTAATGCCGTCCCCCCCAACACCAGGCGGTAAACCTTCCATTGTAATTTCAAATCGATTACCAAATCCATTTGTATTTGCTGATCCAGTTGAATAAGTTGTATACGGAACTTTTTTAAATCCCCCAGGGCTTGTTGTAACGGGTGTTTGTCTGCCATGCTCATCTTCAAAAACAATACCTATTTGATAATTTCTACCGCTTTTTACAGTAGCAGAATCTTTAACTGTGTTATTATCAACGCCTACAAAACCAGGCGCTGTTGTATCAGAAGCATTAAAAAATGTTCTAGTAATTTCATCTTCAACAAAAGTTCTTGGAATTAAATCAACACTATTAAAAACTGGGCTAAATCCCTCAATGTCTATGCCATCTTTATAATTACCAAAAATTAATCTATTGCCCACAGTGTCTAACGCTTTAGCTCTATATGGTACATTATCAAAAACTCTAAATAATTGATCGTCTGGTATTACTGATTTTTTACTTTCATCATTTACGCTTATACCGCCTGAGTATCCTGTTAAAGCTTCTGCAATAGATATGGTTTTATATATGTATATATTTGTATTATTTGATTCTTTATATAAAATATCTACATATTCTATATTGTTAAGTATATCTGAATTATTTCTACCGTTACCACATTCTATATTAAACAATGAAGCTTTTGTAACATTGTTAATCATACGTGTATTTTCGCCATCTTGTACTGAATATGAACTAATAGTCAAGCCTAATGCGCCAGAATTAGGAAAAAACACAGTTTCAGAAAAAGGTGAAAATGCAGAATATTGACCATTTTTAAATTTCCATCTGTAAGCAAATTTTACAAATTTTTCACCATAAATAGTTGAATTATTTGTAACAATTTTAGATCCTCTTAAATCTTCATTAGGAATACTATTATCTTTTGTAGTTTCAATAACAACTTTTGGAGCATTGTGTGGTTTTTTTCTAATTAACGTAATATCAGATTCTCTAAAAGCTTGTTCGTTAATTCGTGTAGTTTGATCATAAGTTGAAGCTGACCCTGATTTAAAAACAGAATCATCACTTATATCAATTATTTTAGGTTCAGAATTATTATCTGTAAAAATCAAATAATCCTGTAGTATGGCTATTCCGGTAATTTTTGTATCTGTAAAATTTAATATATTTTTAGTAGATTCTGTAATACCTGATCTAGTATCAACTATTACAGGAATTGAGGTTTCAGTTACCGCATTATATTCAACTATAGCATTTACTGATGTACCTTTTATAAATAAATATAATTTATTAGTTTCATTATTTTCAATAGATCCAACACACTTACCACCTATGCCATAAGTTCCTGTATAAGTGCCTGAAGCGGTTTTATTTGCATATTTGTTACCTAATACATTTTGTACAGTACCAGCATCGTTAGCTTCTGTACTTGATATTTGTATATTTGAAGCATCTCTATATTCACCTTCCGGCAAAAGTCTCTCATCGAGGTCTTTATTCATTCTTCCCCTAAGGAATGTTTTTTTGATTTCTGGCATTTAATTAGTGTTTAAGATGCTTAGACTTGTTTCTCATTATTTGAGAAAGCTCATTTAATTTAATATTTGATAATCTTAATTTAGCATTACGCATTGCTGCTCTTCTTTCTCTTCTAAATCTATTTACAATATATTCAGGAACATTTGCTTTTGCGGATAATATAGCGTGTGCTACATATTTATAAACAGCTTCTTCAGCCATTTTATGTATTTTCATTTCCGCATCAGTTCCAAGTCCATCTGATACATAATGTAATAATAAGTTTTTACCTGAAAGATTGCTACTAAACCCAAAATTACCGTTTGCTTCATCGTGTATAAATACACCGTTTACTTGTAAATTTTCTGGACTGCTACCATATCTTCTACCATAACCTATTATACTGTCACTATATGTTGGATTTTGTGCAAAATAATCTTTTGAGCTTGAGGAACCAAGCGAAGGGTTTGTTTCAATACCTTTAAAACTTTGAGTAATTTCAGGTTCTGCTAATAAAAGAGAGTTATCATTATCATATAGATAAGTAGCATCTGTATCTTGTAATGCTGATTTTGATGGCCTAGATGTTTGGCGAGCAGGATATATTGGTCTTTCAAGCCCATTGTCGTCTGCCCATGCTAATTTAACGTAATTAACATAATCTTGTGGTACAGGCAGTGTTAAACTTGCGGGTATTGTTACTTCAAATATTTTTTCAACTCTGCTTATATCATAGCTAAACTCTTGTATTGCTCTTTTACAGTGAAATAACACATCTAGCTTTCTTGCATTGTCTATAATTTTACCATCTCCTATATAAGATACCATAAAGTTATTTACTACGTTATCTAACGATATATATTTATAATTACCTGTATTTTGGTTTTCTAATAATACTTTTATTATTACTCCATTGCCTGGAGCTGTAGTAAATGTTATAACTCCTGTGCTAGAATTATAGCTATGCAAATCATCGTCTACTTCTAATCCATCAAGAAATACTCTAAATTTTGATTCAGCTGTTGGCAAGGGCGTAAACGTTAATGTAAACGTAGTATCGCTTCCATCACCTGTAAAAAGCTGTTCGCCTTCGTAATATTCTCTTTCGCTTTGTGTTATAAGTCCCATTTATTAAGATTTTTCTTGTTGTATTTTTTTACTTTCTTTTGCGTCTGCAACCTGCGCTATATCCCCAGCCCTTAGTGTTAACCCTACATACAATAATATTTTTATAACAAGGTTTGTTTCTTCAGAGTCATGAAGTTCAAAACTAGTTGATGATCCTGCACTGTATAAAGCATTACCAACAACAGTTTGAGACGCCCAGTTTACTTCATTTGGCTTTCTAATATATGTGGCTGTTATTAAAGATGTTATAGTACTAGGATATAATACTATGCTCCATACTGATGAAGTAGTTTGTATATTCTGTGCATAAACGGGGTTAGTTGTTGATGGCGCTGTTAAAGGGGAAAGTGTATATTCTAATAGATTCTTTTGATCTATTTCCTCAACAGGCGTTGTACTATTATATATTACTGTGCCTAATTTATGTAAATCAGTTGGCAGCGTAAAATAGCTTGATACATATGAAAGAGTAGCTGAAGTTTTAAACCTACTTATTCTTTCATTAATAGTTTTTACTAAGTTGCTATACTCAGTATCTTTTTTTGGCAGTCTTTCATATTGATTTAGGTCAAAGAAATACTGTTCGAATATTTCAAGCTGTGCTTGATTAGCGAATAAATTAAATTCTTGCGGAGTTATATATCCACGATTTTCTTTATTAAGAATAGCTTGCACTCTTTGATAAACTGTGTCTATGTTTATTGCCATATTTTTTTTATTATTATAATATAAGGCCACAATTATAGCAGCCTTACACTATAATTATGACTTACTTAAGTCTTTTTTCAATTGCATCGTATATTTCAATTCCATCATCGGTTTTGAAAAACGCTGCTAATGCACTATATGGATTTTCTTCGTATGGTACTGTAACTAATTTTTTATTTGTTGCTCCCCATGTAAAAGTTCTTTGGTCAGGTGATAGGCTTATAATTGCCGCTTCAACTGCTCTAATACCCATATTTCTAATATTGATGTTTTCGTCATTCGCTAGTTCTAAGAATAGAATAGGATCTCTCTTTGCAATATTAATCAAATCACGTCTAAGTTCCTTAGAAGTCATCTTAGATGCCTTATTTCCAGCCTCAGTACGTACTATTGCCTCTATCTGGTCAATTTCCATGCTCATTGCTGCATTTAAAGCTTCAATTTCTAATTCCATCATATCTAACTCATCTTCAGCTTGTGTTTCTGGATCAAATTCAAAAAATAATGAATTTCTTTGAGGGTGATATAATGATAAAAGTTTTTGTAATGTTTGTTTTCTTTTTGGAACAGTTAATGTTCCGTCTTCAAACGTTATGTGTTCTAATTTAGCTAATCCTTTAAATTCATCAACAAATGGTGTTGTTTGATTTGTTGTGTATTTAAGTTCTCTTTCATATCCTTTTTCTTCATCAAAATAAAATATGTTAGAACTTTTTATTGTATATGTTAAAGGTGCTAAACCATCTTTAAGGGAATAAACCCTGTCTTTTACAACCCAAGAAGGTTTTGTTTCTTTTGGTTGTTTAACTATTTTTTCAACTGGTTGTTCAACTACAGCTTCTTTAATAGGTTTTGGTGCCTTTTCGGCTTTTGTTTTTTGTGTCATGATATAATATAATAAAAGTTAATAAAAAGTAAAGTCAGGGCACTAATACAATGCCCTGCTCTACTATGAAAAATTTAAGAAGTTAATAACATAAAGTTATTAGCACCTTGAGTAATTAAACATCTTTCTGATAGGTAGTGAACCTCCATTGCATCTAGATCTGATGTGATGTTACCACCAACAGAACCAGTTGTCCAAGATTTCATTTTTCTATCATCAGCTTGTGAAGCTCTATATCTAACGTGTAAGAATGGTCTTTTAATGTTTTTACCAAGTGTTTGGTCGTAAACAGTAGATGTACCAGCTGGTACAACAACTCCTCTTATATCGTTTTCAATAATACCTCTTGTTGATGCGTCATTTAAGTATTTCCAGTCAGTTTTGTAGAAGTCATAAGAACCTCTTCTAAATCCTGAAAAACCTAAGTTAAGTGCCATGTCCTCACTGTTAGAAAATACACCATAAGATGTACCACCTGCACCGTAAGAATTTTGTGTTGCTAGCATATCGTCAATCGCTAGAGATACTTCTCTGTTGATAAATAACATGTTTTCTTCAATTGCACCTTGAGAATCAAATTTCTTAAGAATGTTATCAAAAGAACCTAAGTCATCTGTTGGAGATGTACCTGCAATACCAGTAGTAACGTGACCTCTTGCAGTAATTGCCGCGAAAAGACCTTCAGTTCCTGCTGTTGCTTCTGCCCCTGCTGTACCTAATTGAGAGTCTACACCACCAGCTGCTGCTGCTAGTTCACCTTCAATCATTGCCATTTCAAGGTTATCTTCGAATCTTGTTCTTGTATCACCTTCAGCTTTTAAATACCATAGGTAACCAGATTGTCCATTTTCTCCTGTTACTTCAACCCAACCAATTTGAGAAGCGTCAGATCCTGAGACCTCATACTTATCTTTAATTATAATTGGCTTGTTAGATAAAGAAGCAAAAGATGGTGTTACCGCACCTGTCATTCCTGATGTTCCTTTTTTGAATTCAGAACCATACACGAATAAGTCACAAGTTGCTGTACCGTCGTCATCTGTTGTTACGAAGCCTGACACAGCCCCAACTGTTGCACCACCTGTATAAGGTATTGCTGTCATAGTTGTATTGTCACTCGCAATTGCAGAAATATACGCTTTAATTACTGTAGGAGAAGTTGTGTTATCGCTAAGTACGATAGTTTGTCCAACTCTTACTGCGTGAGTTCCTGAAGATGCGATTGTAATTACACCGGTGTTAGCTACTGCTGCACCTTTGTAGTGTAAGTGTAGTCTACCTTGCTCAGACCAAATTACTTGATCTGCAGTCATAGGCATTTCAGCACCAACCATTCTTACGAAAGAAGCTACGGATCTGTTTCCAAATACTTCAACTTCTTGTTCGTATAAATCTGGTAGGTATTGCTGAGACCAGTCATTTGAACCACCTGTAAATGATAGGTAGTTAGATGACAAAGTTTGTTTAGCTGGTGCTGGCGTTGCGTTCAACGAGCCTCCAGCTGATGGAGTTATTGCTGCCATTTTATATTGAAATTTTTAATTATTATTTTTTAAGTTTAATTTTAAGTTTTGAACTATCATCACCACTAATTGCTCTTACTTTTAAGCCTCCAGCTTCAACTGTGCCAGTTTGACGAGGATCCATGTTTATATTTTTGGATTCTGCGTTTAACTGTTTTATAGCATCAGTTTTACCTTGTTCATAAAAATGGTTTGCAATAGTATCTGCATTGTCCGCAGCGAAAAGAGCTTTATGATAGCCATTAGCGTCCTTTAACATATTATCTTCACTGATAAACTTATCTAGTACGTTTAATATATTTGCTTGTCTATCTTGAACTTGTTGCTTATCTTTAACATTGAATCTATATTTTTTGTCTGAAACTTTAAATTCAAAACCTTTGAATTCATCTGTAAAAACTTTTTTAGATTCGGTGTTAAAATGTGCAACCTGCTTTTCTTGTAGGTTTTGCTGTGTTGATTGTTCGGTGTTATAGGTATTGAAAAACTCAATTGCTTTTTGTTGATCTGAAGTTAACTTAGAACCCAACTTGACTTCCTCGTAGTATTTACTTTTCAATCCTTCTAAATGAATTTTTGCTTTTGCAATCTCTTCTTTATAAGCGAGTTGTTTTCGCTTAATATCTCTTGGTTCATCAACTTCTTCATCAAATGAAAAATTATCTTCAATTAAAAAATCTATTTCATCTTTTGATAAGTGTGATTTAGTTTGATTATAATATTGATATAATAAAGTTGAATCATCTGTGTTAGAATAATCTTGATTAATTTTTACATAATCTTCTAACGTTCCACCAGTATCATTCATAAAGTCTACAACCTTTTGAATGTTTTCTGGTAATTCTACAGCTGTATCTTGTGATGTTTGAACAGCTTCTTCTACTTCTTCTTTAAGTTCCTGTACAGGATCTTCTTTAGGTTCTTCCTTAGTTTCTTCGTCAATTACCTCTTCTAAAGTTAATTGGCTTTCTTCTTGCTGTACTTCTTGCAATTCCACTTTGGTTTCTTCCCCAGTTTTTTCATCCGTGTCGCTTCCGCTTGACAGGCTATCATCTGTGCTTTGTTCTTGAACGGCATCTGTTTCTTCTTTAGTTTGTCTTAAATCTACTTTAGTAATAGATTCTTCACCTATATCAGCACCCATTTTTTTGAGCACTTTAGTTTCTTGTTCTGCAGTAGATGGATTTTCATCTTCTACAATTTTTACTTGTGTTTCTTCTGACATAATATAATATAATTATTTGTACTCTTTTAATAAGGCAAGAATACGTATACCTTTAAATTCCTTGATATGCGACAATAGTTCCTGAAGCTACATCAATTTCAGTCCAACGACCATAAATTGTTACCCCCTTTGGAAATGTTACACTATCAACTACTAAGCCTGCAGCTCCTGCTCCAATGCCCTCTGTGTTAACATACGTTGTTGCACTTTCCGCAACCAAGCCGCTCCCACTGTCAAAAACACTATCAGATAACATTGTTATTGCTACCCATACATTACCAGCGGTTGGTGTTATTGCAGCTGAACTTGCTGTTGAATATGCTGAACCGTTTATACTACCAGTCCAATCATTTTTTGCTACTTTACTCATTTTTTTATTATTTAGTTATTATCTTGGATCGAACTGTTCTAATCCAAATCCACCTAAATTATCAAATCCTGCAGATTCAAAAGATTTTGGTGGTTTATTATTTTTTCTTTGATCTATTAACTCAGATTGTTGTGAAGCTTGTATTTTTGTTCTATCATCTTTCCTATCTTCTTTATACTTCTCTTTATCTTTAATTACATTTAAATCAGCGTCTTTAAGTTGCATGTTCATTTCAAATTCTTTTTGCATTAACAACAATTTAATTTCAGCTTCTTTTTGCAATTTTTCCATATCTAAATCAGCTTGCACTTCTGCTAATTGAGCTTTACTCTGAGTAATTGCTTGTTGTTTTTGAACATCAGCTTGAGCAGCAGCTTGAGCGGCTTGTGTATTAGATTGAGTTTGCATTTGAATATTCTCTTGCTGTATTGCTCTGTCTTGCTCAAATTTCTGCTTTCTTCTTAGTTTTAAATACTGATTAGCAAGTTTTAAATTTTTAATTTCGCGTATATCAATAGCATCTTCTAAATTAATTTGGTCTTTTTGAAGAGACATTTGTATGTTGTTTTCTAATAATTGTTTTTCTTCTTCATCTGGTGAAAGCTCTAAGAATATACCAAAATCGTGAAGTTGCAGTTTTGACATTTCACTTAATGTTGCCACATTGTATTTACCTATACTTTGTATAAAAGATTCTTTTGTTGGACCAAATTCTAAAACATCAGAAACTCTTAATGAAATTGCTTCAGCTGTTTTAAGAGTAAGGTACAATCCACTTTGCAATATATGCCTTGTAGCTGTATTTGAATTTGCTGCTGCAATTTTTTGCAAACCTACTAAAGCATTCTTATCAGGTGTCGAACCATCTCTTGCTTCGTTTAACCCGGTCACATCTCTTATCATTTGTAAATAATAATTATATGAATTAATTAAACTTGATATTTTAGCTTGTGCTCCAGATGATTGTAATTCTTGCACTGGAATTCTTCCATTATTAAATTCACCGTCTTGAGTCATTGATCTACCAATAACAGAACCAGTTTGGAAATACATGTTTAATGCCTCCTGTGCATTATAGTTTGTTCCATTACCTAAATCAATTTCAGCAATACCGTCTGCATCTAAATAAACACCGTCAGGAACCATTCTTGATAACACTTGTTGTAATTTTAAATGTGTTAATTGAATCATATCAGCAAATGTAGTCATTCTACTTACAAGTGATTCAACTTTACCTTTATACATTCTAGGAGCTACTATATTATAACTAAATTGGGCTTTGACTGTATTAGACTTTGGTCTTGTCATGTTTTCAGCTAATTGCCAACTTAACATTTTCTCTGACCCTACAATTTTAGCACCACAATATATTACTTCAATTGTTCTATTTACTTTTTTAAATCTTGATCTTTCATCTTTAGGTGGATTAAAAGTATCATCTTTCTTAATTGATTTTTCCGCACCCGTAGATGTTTCTTTCACCTTATGTACTTGATCCCTATATGTTTTGTATTCGAAATATAACACATAAGCATATGCGTTATCTTCTGAATCTGCTGTTTGATAAGCTTTATTATACAGCTTAGTACTACTACCTTGATTTTCAATGTGTTTTTTAATATCCTCCTCTGTTAATTCAGGATATTGTTTTTTAAGATCGACTACAGATACTCTTCTTATTTCACCAACATAATATATATCATCAAAATAAGGTGAATCAGTATAAGAATGAACTAAATCAGATGGATCAACATATTTTATGTTTATACCTTCTGAATTTGTGTATTCGTTTTTTACAGCCGCCATACCTACTACAGCAATATCATAATCTAATCTTTTCTTTATTAACTCATATTTATTATGATCAAAAACATTATTTATGGCTTCCTCTTCCGCTATTTCAATTGAATCTTTATAATTTAATTGCATGTGCAATTGCAACTCTTCTTCATTTTCGGGCAAGGTTGCAGGGTCATTTTCATATAAATTTATACCGAACTCCTCATAAGCAGCATTATTAAAATCAGCAGTACGCATGTCTTTTAAAATAGACTCCATATACTCTGTTCTTTTTTGCACAGATGCAGGATCTTGCGAATATGCTTTTATACCGTATGTTCTTTCTTGAATACCATTTACAACTATATCTACAAACTTAGGTATAATTGGTACTGGTTTCCAATCTAAGTTTAAATATGATAAATCACCGTTTATAGATAATTCATCTTTATACTTTTGTATTGATTGTTCTCCTCTTGCATATAATCTTAACCTATGAAAGTTATCTCTATTAGCGTAATATTTAGTTGATCCCGAGTCTCTTTTAAACCATTCAGATTCTATAGCTTTTGCAATACTTAAACCGTATGCACTACTTGCTTTTTCTCCGCTTGAAACTGCTTGTGAAGGGAATATACCTGTTGATGATGAATCCATTTATTTTAATATTTTTGAAATGTTTCCTTGATTGTTGTATTTTTTAAATCCAAAGTCCAATGTTTTTGTTTGTCTTTGTTGTCTTGGTTCGTATAAGTGTCTGTTGTTTGCAATAATTGCAAGCCCTGAACTTATAGCCGCATCATGTTTAGTCCTGTTGTTTATATTAAACTTAGACCAATCATTCAATGTTGTGTTAAAATATATATTGCCATAGCTTCCATCTTCTTGTAATCCTACGTATTTATCAATATATGATTCAATTGCTGCAGCATGTATTTGTTTTATATCTTCCGATGAGTTAGGTATACCACCTATTTCTCTTTCTGCTACAGATAATTTGTTTGCGGTTTTATCTGGTCTATTCATTGAGTAACCTCTATATCCTCTTCTTTTTAAATAATACAAAAGTCTTGGTTTATTATTCTCTGCAAGAAGTGGCATACCGTAAAATACTAATGCCATTAACACATCTTCAAAAAATATTTCTGCTGTTTGTGGTCGAGCTATATACTCTAGAAAAAAAGTATTAGAAGGTGCATCTTCCATACTAAATTTAGTTAATCCGTGTAAAGCCCCTTTAGATCCTTGACCATCTGTCGTACCGGATATATCGTAGCTATCACAGCCAAATGCACCTATATGCTCATTGCCAGGGTATTTAGCTCTATTTTTACTTATTACGTGGTTTTGTAGATTTATACTTGGTGTCCAAGATATATTAAATCTTCCGTTTCTATCAGGTGTAAATAACACTCTTGAATCTTTAATTCCATTTTCCCACTGAAAGTTTCCTTTTGAAACACTATTAGATGATTTTGTATCATCGTTATAATCTATTTGTTCGTATATCTTTTGTAAATTAAATATACTATTTTTTGTTTCATCTCTGAACGCATGTTCTTCTGTTCTTGGAAACTGTCTATAAAATTCATTCAATCCATCAGAATCACTCTTTAACCCATCTGCTTCATTTTCCCAATGCTCAATTATTCCAATATCGATTTTATCACCATAGGGTCCTTCGACTGCAACTTTGGGTGTGTCGAATACAGGTAATCCAAAAGAATCAATGAATCCCTCGTAGTTCCATTCCATAGGTATGAACAAACTATATAATCCCGAACTAGTCTGTCCATTTCGATTTCTTTTTGTAACGTCTGAGCCATCATATAATTTTTTAAAGTTATCACCACCTTTATCTAAAGAGTTTGAGGTGGATCCCATCATACATTTTCCTATAATCCTACTTCCTAATCTCAGCGTTGTTTTTGTAACACGCCAGTTGTTTAATATATTATCTGGTCTTTCCCATTTACCAGACTCATCGTGAACTAATAATTTTAACTTTTCACCATCATACGAGTTATCACCCGTGTTCTTCCAGTCTATTGTTGTATCGAGCCCTTCGAGCGTCCCTGTGGTGGACTTGGACTTGGTTGTACTGGTGATGGACTTTCTTGTGAGTTT